CCGGGAATGTGGCTGACGATGCAGCAGAAACTTTAGTTAACTATCTTATTGAAGAAGACTTTTCTCCTGCTGAAATTAAACATACTTTCCGTGGTGATAAAGACATTAAAGACGCATTGGAGTTTTTTTTAGAATCTCCGGATGATGGACTATATCATGAAGAGATTGATGACCTATTTGATGATTATTTTGAGGAAGATGAAGACGAGGATTATGGATAATGAATTGGTATAGTAAAGTTACTTCGGACTTAAGTCATCTTCCTGATTTTATTGCATATTATGAAAATGAATTACTGCAAGCAAAACGTGAGGTAAAGATATACGGAAATGTTGAAAAAAACATTGCCTCACTGCCCGGAATAACAGAATACCGCTTCAATCAACTTCAAGAAATTGAAGCAGTGCTTAACTTCATGAATATTAGGCTTCGTAAAATAAAACACACACATTTCAAGAAGTATCTTGAAAACTACAATCGTGCACTTCAGCCAAAGGATGCTCAAAAGTATGCGGAAGGTGAAGATGAAGTTATTGATTATGAAGTTCTTATGAATGAAGTAGCATTGCTTCGCAATACGTGGACTGGCATTATCAAGGGGCTTGAAGCCAAGCAATGGCAAATGGGCCACATCGTTCGCCTCCGCACGGCAGGAATGGAAGATATTTCAATCGGGTAATTTTACCCTTGTATTTCACCTCTAACTAAGATACATTAAGAACATGACAGTTAATACTACTCAAAAGAATACCTTTAATTGGCTTAATAATCCATTAATACACCAATCCCACACATTTTCTGATGTGGTTTATACATCTTCATTTATAAAAGAGGACCCGATTGTCCTTGCTTGCACGATTAAGCGTATTCGTGAGATTTTATCAAATGATCCAACGAACCATGAACTCAATACGTGTCGCAAACCGGTTCATTTACTATCAATTAGTGAAGATGAGAATATTATTTCTCCGTATATTACAACTGATGATCGCGAACTCGCCCGCCGCATCCGTGAGCATTATACTCAGAAATTAATGTGGATAATATTACGCAGCGATAAGATTAGTGTGTATAGAGAAAATCTTAATAAATTCTTGGCCGTTTCTGACAATTTATACAAAGACAATCAGTGTGGTATAGCATACAAACTTCCATATTTCTATGAATACGATATGAGTCTTATTAGAGTTTTCGGAAGTGAAATAAAGCCGCTGGTAAACAATGATACCAATCAAAAAACACTTACGTATATTACCAGATTAAATGCCACCCAAAGAAAAAAGCAGACATATGAGTATTGGTTTTATGACGAAGATGACAATCGGGTTATGATTGAAATTGATAATTATAATCCGCTGCTATCTCTTTGGGAAACTCGCATTCAATCTACACCAATCGTTGTGAATGCTAAATTTACACCGAGGTTTAAAGATCAGTTAAATTACTACTCCGTTCCACCATGGAAGTGGGAATTTAAATAATCTGAAAAAACATGTTGACATCCTTTCTTCCGGTGCGTATATCAAACACACACACTGAGAAAACGGAGTTTGACATGAGCATTGCACAAACCATTCTTTCGCAGATCAAGACGATTGATCCTCGCGCCACGTGGGCTTGGGGTGCAAAAGATTATGTGAACATGGGCAATGGTCTCAAGTTCAAGACTTCTGGCATGGTCAAGTGGAAGGGCTATGTGTATGTCAAGTATAATGAAGGCACCGACCTTTATGATCTTGACTTCTTCAAGATTCGCAACTATGATATCAACATGATCAAGCAGATTGAAGATGTGTATGCCGAAGATTTGGTTCGCATCATCGATAGCGTGGTTGGATAAACTATAACACTTTTACAATAACACTGACAGTGAAACAGGAGATACGCCATGGATTATACCTTCCCAGTTATTAAAAACATTTCTGATGTGCTGCCTGCTATTGAAGGTCGCGATGAGTTCGTTGTGGCTCAGAAGGAAGGCTATACCGTCATCAACTACAACGTGATGATGGATGACACCTTTGGGAAGACCGAACACCACACGTGGCAAAAAGCTAGTCGCCCCCCTGAAGATTGGAAAGACTATTTCACTTTGGATGATGATGCCAAGATTCGCCGTGAGTGTCGTGGTATCATCTTTGATACTGAAACTGGTGATATCATTCGTCGCCCGTTCCATAAGTTCTTCAATGTGAATGAGCGTGAAGAGACTCAGGATCATGTCATTGATCTGTCGCGCCCTCATGCTATCCTTGAGAAGCTGGATGGTTCGATGATTGCACCGTTCATTGTGAATGGTCAGATGATCTGGGGCACGAAGATGGGTGCTACCGATGTGGCAAAGCCTGTTGAGGAGTTTGTGAAGAACAATCCGCAGTATATTGAGTTTGCAACTGACATGATTGCCGGAGGACTTACCCCTATCTTTGAATGGTGTTCGCGTAAGCAGCGTATCGTTCTGGATTATGGTTCTGAAGACCAACTGATACTGACTGCTGTTCGCCATAATACGAAGGGTACTTATGCCAGTCGTGATATGCTTGAAGCTTTTGCTCGTGTTGGTATTGTCCCTGTCGTTCGTGCATTCGAACCGCAGACTGACATGAAGGCTTTCCTTGAATACGTTCGTGATCTGGAAGACCTTGAAGGGTTCGTGGTTCGTTTTGATGATGGGCATATGTTGAAGTTGAAGTGCCATTGGTATCTCCAGATTCACAAGGCGAAGGAAGCTATTCTACAGGATCGCAACATTGTTGAATGCATTCTGGACGAGAAGCTGGATGACATCAAGGCTCATTTGCCTGCAGAGGATCGTGATCGTCTGTCGCACTTTGAGCATGACTTTAATGTCGAAGTTGCGTCTACTTGTCTCTCTATTCAAGACATCCTGACGAGGATTGCGGAAGAGAATATGGACCGCAAAACTTTTGCTCTTCAAGTTGCACCTAATTTCAACCAGTATGATCGTGCCACGGTTTTTACTTGTTGGGGTGACAGGACCAAGGTCTACAACACGGTGCGTAACACGATCCGCAACAACCTTGGTCGCACGACAAAGTATGAAGCCATTCGTGATGTCTGGTTTCCGGGATTGGCTTATAATGACTGATAGAGAACTTTTTGAAATGGCGCTTGAAGACCTTGATTGGGCAAAGGCCATGCTTGAGTTAGACGGTACGGATTCTCACGAATGTCTTGATGAAACGATTGCTATCATCAAGCAGCGGTTGGAAAATAACGATTGACATTTTATGCGAATCTGCTATGTTGAGAATGTAGCAGAGATATGGAGTGATTCGATATGAGCAAAGGTAAATACAGCCCGTCGCTGACTTGCCAGCAAACTAGTCGCTCCTACAGAGATTATTGCTATAATGCTGACAAGCAGATTCCGCCAGTGTGGACTCTTGAAATGAAAGAGCGTGGCGAAATCTATAACACTCGTCTTTACTTTGCCGATTATGATGCTGATGGCTATGATAGCTATGGCTACAGCGCTTTTGATGCTGATGGAAACTATGTCGGCATCGGTGGCGGTATTGATCGCTGGGGCTATACCGAAGACGATTATCTCTGGATGAGTGACGAGCAGTTCATCGACGTTTGCAAGTGGAATGGATAATAAAATGACTGAAGATCGTGCAACTGTTCTCCTTAACGCCGTTCTTGAAATCCTTAACAAATGTGATGAAGGTCCATATGTTAAGGATTTCTTTGGTGAAACTGCATTCTATGATGGCACTTACTGTGATGGTCTTTGTCTGAAAGAAGACATTGAAGATTTTCTGGAGTATGGAGGGCGTTCGCCGGGTGTATGACTAACGAATTAACCAAACTGCTACAAGAATGGCTTGACATTCACGATGAACCATGTCATCATGATCATCATGGCTATTGTCAGGCACATTTTTTGGAAGACAAGGGCAACTGTATCGTGGAACGAACCCGCAATCTATTGAAGGATAAAGAAGATGACTAAGACTACACAAGAAATGATTGAAGATGCCGTAAAACAGGAACGTGAAAAAATAGCAGATTATTTGTCTGAGACTGCGGCTGAGCTTGATAAAGAACGTCGTGCTTATATAGAAAGAATGAAACGTATGGGCAGAAACTGCAATCCAAATAGGCTTAATGAATTCTATTACCATAAAAGGTCGTGTAGCATTTCAGCAGGAATGGTACGCAGAGGAGAACATCATCAACAATGAAAACTGTGATCATTTTATGTGGACTACCAGGAAGTGGAAAGTCCACGTGGACTACCATGCACAAGATGCAAAAGCAGCATTGGCACGATACGGTCCTATCCACCGACAAGATCATTGATGAAATTGCACTTAAGTATGGTTATACTTATGATCAAGCCTTTAAGGAACTGGTCGGATTTGCAGAAAAAGTTATGTGGGATGATGCTATTCTGTGCGCAGAAAATGGCAACAGTGTCATCATTGATCGCACCAACC